GCCTTATTTTTTTTCCATTCTTCATTCGTTGTTAATTGTTTACATAAAAATAAACAAAAACAATACAATTATCAAATTAAATTATCCATTTAATGATTTATTTAATGATTTTATCTCATAATAATTCAATATATCAAACTTATCAGATTTAACTTTTTCAATAGCTTTTAATAATTTTTCCTTAACCTCAATATTTGTTTCAGTTAAAGTTAACTCAAATAGTTTTTTTTCTGTATCCTCTTTCAAAGAAAGGAAATCAGTATTTAATTTAGTTTTGTCTTCCTTTAATAAAGATAAGATTTCTTTTTTTGTTTCCTCATTCAAAGAATTAATATATTCATTAACCTTATTATTAACAACTTTAACCATTGAGCTTATTGGTATATTCACCTTGTTCTCATTAACTGCAATAGGTTGCATTAAAATCTTTAAAACGCTTCCCCTAATAACAACCAATTCATCAAGATTGTTTGTTGTCTCATATATTAATTTATCAATATTTTCATATTGGTTTTCATCAACCTTATTTAATATTACAGGTATTTTTGATTTTCTTATAAGTTTTTTACCCCAATCAATGCCTTCATCCAAATATGTTCTGGCAGCAGATTCACTTAAACCCCTTGGCTTAGTTAAATCCCCATATAATACATATAATTTTGATAAACTCTTATCACTTAATATATGTTTTTTAAAGTTTTTAATATTTTCTTTAAAAATCTTTTTATCTTTCACTGATTCAGAAAGATTATTTTCAATAATTGTTTTTACTTTACCAAATTTCATACTTCTTTTTTTTATATAAATACCATTAACCTAATAACTTTTTTAGTTCATCTTCCAAATCACCCAAAGATTTTTGACCTTTTGCAAATGGAAAATAATTTGACCCATTAATTTTATTATTTTCAACCAAAATATTTAGATTGTCTAATCTTGATTCTGGTGCTAAACCTGGTTCTCCTGGTGGTGGCATTTCACCCCCTCCTGGTGGTGGCGGTGGTGGCGGTGGTGCACTCATATCCATTCCTCCCATATCCATACCTCCCATATCCATACCTCCCATATCACTTGGTGGAGGTACAGCACCTGCTGTTGGTGTTCCACCTGAAACTGAACCATATAACTTATCAATATTGTCAAATAAACCAGTCTTCTTGATGATAAGAGGTGTTTGTTTTAATTCCTCGCCAACTGCTTTCTCAATTCTTTGTTGTTGTAAATCCAATCTAATTTCTTCATCTGAAAATCCAAAAATATGTTTCTTTGCCCAAGTTGCTGAAACTGGGGCAATCCCTGTTCCGGGGTCTGACACGGCATCACGATATAATCCAATTTTCTCTTTCCATATATCAATTTTTAATAAATCAGATTGTGTGGAAGGATTTGTTAAACCTAATGTAAAGTTTGATATCTCATCCTCAAAACCCAATAAGAATAAATGTATAATAGCAATTTTATTCAATTCGGATATCATACATTTTTGTATTCTATTTATTGTTCTTGCAAATCTAATGTCTTGTAATGCTAAAGTTTTTCCTTCACCAGCCACATCTTCAAAACCCAAGAATGTTTTTGGTATTCTTAATGCTGTAACCAATTTCATTTGAATGTATTCAATATCTGCTATTTCTCCAAGATTTCCCGCACCTGCTAAAGTTTCAATTGGACTTGCTTGACCTGGATCTCTAACTGGGACAAAATAATCTTGGTCAACAGCCATTTGATTATATCTCATATCAACATTTCCTGTTTTGCTATCAACAATTTGCTCCCTCTTGAATTTATTTGCAACACGTTGTACATATGCCTCAACATCATTATCATCCATATTACCAACAAACACTTTAAATACCCTGCGTTCTGGTGCTCTTGATGTTCTATATATTAACATAGCATCTTCTGCCAATAAAAGTTGTTTCCAGATACGCCTTGCTTTTTCCAATAAAGATGTACCATAAGGTAATTTTCTATCATCCCCCAATATTCTAAAGTGTGCTATTTCCCAAGGCTGAAATTCCATCTGTTTATTTTTCCACTTGAATTTAAGGGATTGATTTTCTGATGACATCTCCCCATAATTTGGTGATTTTTCAGCACTACCTGGTTCCAATCTTTCAATCTCAATATTTGGTAATTGATTGCATCCAACAATCCCTTTTTCAGGGTCTAACTTTAAATAGACAAAATTATCACCAAACTTACAACAGTTCCTAGTCCACATAGGTAATGATGTATTTATATCCAAAACATTATTAAATAAATCAGTTAGTACTGATTTAATTCTTTTTGATTCAGAATATATTTGTAGCATATGACCATCTTCATTTGAAGTTGTTGATTCTTCTGCATATATATCTAATGCTGCCCCTATTTCTGGGGTATACTCCATAGATTCAAAATCATAAACAGATGCTAATCTTGTTGGTTCATAATATACTGCTTGAGTATATAAGTGGTTATCAATCTTTGCCCATTGATTTGATAAATAAAATGATTGCTGTGCTTGTAATTTTTCCCGCTCAAATTCAACCTTATTTTGAGTTCTTAACAACTCTTTCTTATCAAACTTATATGTGGGGATATCTTGATTTAAAAGTGAGTTTGGACCAAAAGTAGAAGATAACCTTTGCCAAACTGTTAGATTTTCATTATTGCTCATAATATTTTTATAATTTATTTAACACCGAACAGCCAACCATATTTTTGATAATCATTGACATTTGGTTTATTTGATACATTATCTGTTGAACTTGATACCATAGGGTTAAAAAACATAGATTGTTCTGTATATATGTTTTTAAATGAACTCCAAGAGTTTATCATTGCTTTTGTATGGTTTGCTACCTTTTCCAAAACTTGAAATGATTTTTCAGCAACATATGTAGCCATAGCAATTGCCATAATACAATCATCATGATGTCCCTTCTGGTGATCAGGTCTCCCATTTATATATATAAACGTATTCATCTCATTGTATAGTCTATTTGAATAAATTTTAAAATCATGCCTTAATGCCTCCTCAAATGAGGCAATCATTTGAACTCTTTTATTGTTAAAATTTATTCCAGGAATTTTATCTGCCATCTTTGAATCATATTTCCATTTGTTGTTATTATCAATATTATCATAATATAAACTTGGATAATTCATCTCTTGCAATTTCCTTGATGTTGCAACCCCCATTCCACCAGTTAAATCCACAACAACAAATGCCTTATATAATGAACACCACTTGAAAACAACTTCTGCCAATATGTCTGGGGGGATTTTGCCAACATATTCCAAAACTTGCTCTTGTGTATCAAAATCAATAATCTGAATGGTTGAAAAATCCTCTGAATCTCCCCTTGATACGTCAACACCAGCAACATATCTATGACCATTTTCTGGCTCTTTAAACATCCATAAACTATTTCCCATTAATTTTGATATGGGATTTGCTATATGATTCTTTAATATGTTTGATAATAATTCTGAATCAAACACATTATCACCTGACCCCAAGAAATTACTTTCAATCTCTTGTGAAACTTTTCTTTTATCATATTTTAATTTCTTCACCATTCCCTCATACCAAGATGAACATGGTTTATAACCCTCTTCAATATATTCAATTACTTTCTGATGGTCTCTTTCATATGAATTCTCATGTGATAAATCTACTATATCATCTTTGCTATATTCCTCCTTATTTAATAGATAGTGAATCATATCTTTTGCCTTCACCATATACAAATCTTTTGTATATCTTGGATCTCTATACCAAACCATTTCTGTAATCTTGAAATCATTCATATTACGTAATGCTTGATCATATATCTCATAATATATTCTATCATATCCATTTGGGGTTGATATTACAACAACTTTTCCCCCGGTCGAAAGTGAAGCCATAGAGGCTGCCCAGAAGTCGGGGTCAGCATCAATATAGGCAGCCTCATCAAATATTAATGTGGTGGGTGTATAACCCCTCAATGCATCTTTTGATGTTGCAACTGCTTTAACCTCACAATCATTATTTAATTTGAAATGCCTTGCAGAGTTTTTTTCAGTTGAAAACCCAATGCCAACCCAATTTGGCCATTGCTCAATAAAATGCCTAACCTTATTTGCCATCTCTACTGCTGTATCCAACTTATTTGCAATAATCAATATCTTTTCAGGTTTATTCCTATTTGCAAATGCTAATTTTTTTGAAATCCATGCTGCTGTTACAGTGGAAACACCTGCTTGTCTGTATTTTAATGCTATATTTTCATTATATAAATCAAAATCCTCAATCAATTTAACTTGGTCTGGAAATAAATCTAATGGAACATACTTCTTTGCTGTATTGTCATATGTCTGTAGATATGTCTTTAAACAATATGGTGTACTTTTTATGCACTTGGCAGATTCAATCAATACCTGATCTCTTGTCATATTCTCTTTTTTTATAAATACATACAAAATAAAAAAACCCCCAAACTAATTAAGAATGGGGGTTAATTCTATGAAAAATAAAAATTAATTTAACATATTTGCATCTCTCAAATTTTTAAGTAATTCAGGTAAA